TTGTTGTGGAGTAGTACCTGGGCGATGGCCTGATTTCCAAGCTGCAACACCACGATTATAAACTTTTTGCAAAGTACCTACAGAAACGCCAGATTTTTTAGCTTTATCGGCTAACCCACTGGCCTCGTATAGTTTAGCGTATTCGTTAAAACCAATCATTTTGTTTCCTTATTTTTTTTAAGTGTATCTTTAATTCTTGCTCTATCTAGCATACGATCGTGTTTAATTTTATCAATTTTCTTTTCGCGATCGATCTTCTTTTTAGCCATATCAACATCTTCGCCATACATATCTTTAAACTTTTTAGTCCATTTACTTGGCTTAGTTTTTGCTGTTGCATCTCCTGGTGCTTTTTTGTATGGAGCTGCTTTCTTTTCTGCATCAGATTTATTAGCATATGATTTGAAATGTGAAGCTCTACTCTTCTTTGTCTTCTTATTTAGCCCTTTATAATATGGCTTTGGTTGAGTACCAGCTACAGTTGAAACATCTTTATCTTGAGCAACTTTTTGATTGCCTTCTTTTTCAATCAATTCTACACTATCTAACCATTTCCGATATTGACCGTTTTTAGTTTCAACAATAACATAGTTACTACCACACTGAATAATTTTTCCAATTTCAGATGTTTCTTTTATAACAACTGTATCACCTGCAGTAAATAAATTACCATTAATATATGATTCTCTAATATCAGAAACAGGATTTAATTGAATATGATTCTTAAATTCTGTTTGTTCCTTTAGACCCATACCTTTACGGACTGTGTTGTAAATAGTTTTTGCATCTTGATTAGAAACGCTTTTAGGTAGACCTTGAGAAAATGTAGTAAAATCTTTATTTGCAACAGCATTACGCATCTTTGATGCAGACATTCCTTGTGTGCCTTCAGCATCTGGATCTCTGTCACCTGCACTTATAACTGAAATCTTTTGAAAGTTGAAGAAACCATGCCGACCTTTTTTGCCATTTACTGCGTTTAAGCGGGTTTCAAATTCTCTAATTCTATCAGAACCAACTACCATTACAATATTCTTAAATCCTTCATCATAAATCTTACTTGCAACTTCCATAATATTGCGGGCAGTAGGAGATAAAACAATTGAACGCGCATGCTTAGGGAATGCCTTACGAGCAAATTTTACTTTAGTTTTATAATCTATAGGATTTTTATCTTTATCTTGTGATGGCGATAAGAAAATACGATATGGGTTTTTTCCTGCTTTACTAGAAAGAGTGGTCAAAAGTTTTTCATGACCAATAGTCGGAGGATTCATTCTACCAAATGTAAAATAAACCGTCTTCTCTTCTTCAACTAAGAATTTCTTAAACGAAAATTCCATACTATTTTTGCTTCCTTCTATCCATTTCTTTTTTGCGGACGTCTTTTAGTAATCTTTTTGAAAGCATTTCAATCCGTTTTTTCATTGCTGGTTTTTCTAATCTTTTTTCTAATTCCATTCTTTTCTGCATAGGTAGTTCTCCCTTAGATACTCCTTTTGAGAGTTTCTTCAAGAAGAAATTGCGTGCAGCTTTTTGAGAACGTCTTTTAAATCGTGCCATGTCCGGCATGCGGCGTTTTGCCCGCTCACGACCAATCTTAATTTTTGGGGCTAGCTTTCTCATTAGTCGCTTACGCGCTAAGCGTTGAGACATATTCAAAGCTTCGTTGGTTGTATCATCCTCACCATCAGTTGGCTTAGATGTAATCATATTTTTAAAACGTAATGGTTTTCCCATTATTTTACCTTCCTGGTTTATCCCATCCCTTTAATATATCCGGTGAAAAGTTGGCATATGAGAATTCCATACGATCAACAATTTTCACTGCATCACCACCAAGTGTATCAATAGCAACATAACCTTCTTGACCGGTAGTCTTATAACCGTTTTTTGTTTTCAAGAAAGTATCGATACTACCTAACTTATTAAGTATATTTATAAGTTTTAATTTCGCCAGAACGATAGATTTTTGTAAATCAAACATTTTTTTCAAAGAAACTTTGTTTTTTGTCGAAAAAAAGGAAAGAATTTCGTCTAATTTCTTTTGTTGAGCTGCTTTGCCTTTATCAGATGACCGCTTATCTATTTCTTTTTTATACCTTGCAGTAATCCACGCAACCAGTTTATTGACATGCATAGTCGTGTTTGTAACCACTTCACCGCGTCTAACATAGCTGTTATTAAAAGTTTCAATAAGTTGTGCAAGGTCACGATTATTTTCGAGAGTCCTAAGCGTTGAGCCACTAATTTGATTAAAGATTTTGCCTGCATTACTAAGATGTGCATTGACTTCCTCCGTATCTTTTTTAGATAATGTATATTTAGTCATATCTCTTAACATTGCATCTTGAGACCAAACGTTTTTTGAATCTTTTAACTTAGATACGTCAACTCCGTATGATGCTTTTAGAGATTCAAATGACGAGCCCGTATACGTCGTGTGCCAGACAACTCCGATCTTTTTCGATTGTACATGCTTGGCCATCTCCGTGCCTGCAGGTATAGCGTATACGATTGTATTAGGGTGAAAGGTGATATATTGATCCCCTTTAATTCGAGTTTTTTTAACGTCGCCTGGACTAAAGAGAAAATCACCTTGTATAATTCCTTTTATTCCTAGTTCTGGTAAATATTGTAAAGCCAACTTAAGTTTTGTATTGAGGTCGCCACTAGTAGCATTATCAATATCATCATTGTTCTTGTATATTTCGGGAGATTTGTTAAAGATCCCTTTTTTCGCCACGAAGAATCTTCCATCGCTAGGATCAATCCCAGCAAACACAGCAGGAGCACCATCCCACTTGAGAGATACATTGCCATCATGTTGACCTCCTAACATGTCTCTTAATGAACGCAGTGCTAATATAGCATCACGCGTACCTTTTACACCGCCATATAAAACCTTATCTTCAATATGAGTCATATGTGTATTTTTTTGTTCTTTAATAAATTCAGCGAATTCCATTATTCATATACCTTTACATAAATTGAAGATTCAGCAGTTTTAGATCCAGCAAAATTTACGAGATCAGAAACAAAGGCACTCGCTTTACCATTGTTTTTATTTTTTTCTAGCATTGAACAAACATGTGTAGCTGCTAATTTACTATGTAGTTGTATAGCTGTTTGTGTTTCCATATCTGACAAAAATTGATTCTTATCACGAATAGTTGGATGTACAGTTTTAGCCATTAGATAAAAATTATTAGCATAAGATGATTTAGCACCTCGGTTTTTTAAATCTTTAGCCATTCGTGTAAGTTCAGCATTCGTAGGCATATTATAATTGATTCTCTTTTTAGCTGATTGAGTTACTTGGGCCCAACTAGCTCTACCACCTCTAGCAGTTTTTAATGTGATCTCCATATTAGGAGATGCAAATGCTGCTGAAGCTCTAACATCCATTTTACTTGTTGCATCAAAAATAACTAAACCCATTTTACTGCGAAAGAATGATGCGCCTTTCTTAGCAAATGATGCCATCAACGACGCTCGAGTAAATGTATGATCATCAACTTCTTCTGTACGATTTTCTTCTTTAAGTTTGGCACCAGCTTCTGAAATAATCTTTTTAAGAGATATGCCTACTATTTTTCTATCGTCAAATGCAGCTACAAGATCTGAATTTAGTTTTTGAATACTTTCATCTGATAGTTCACGAGAAATATTTACTCTTGCTGCTATAGCCCAAATATCTCCAGGATTCCATTTATCATCACCTAATTTTACTATACCAGAATTTTTAAATGCATTATCTTTTAATTTATAAATTGCTTTCATCACATCATCACCTCTATGAATTGTCATACCAGTTTTTAGGTATCCCTTCTTCATTAGTAGCTTTGCTGACCAATATGCTGACCAATGCCAAGATGCATCCATGCCTAGCATTTCATCTAATGATAACATATTTACTTCTGCTTTACCATAAGCAGCTTTTAAATCTGATTGTGAATAAGATTCGAAAGGTTGTATTCTTTTACCCAACATAGCGTGAATCCAAATTGCTTGTAGACCTTCAGCTAATGCAGTATTCTTTGTTCCACCACCAGCTCCACTTTGTGCTCCTCCAAATGCAGCTGATTTACCAATTTGTGATGAGGATATTTCTCCTCTATTACTAACTAATTTTACTGGCTTTAATGTTTTTTCTAAGTTATCTACTGCCGCTAAATTATCATTAGTATTATCAATCTTTATTTCAGCACCAGTGTTTAATGGAATCTTATCTCCATTTTTAATAATCTTTCTTAATATATCTAATCGTGGTTCATTAGTTTGAGAATTAGGTTTTGACCATTCTGCAGGCGTCATTTTCACATAAGTAGTCATTTTTGCCTCGTTTAAAAATGTTGTAAAACGTAACAACTGTTACCTCCATTATAGATATATCATACCACTATTTATAATAAAAGTAAACCTAAAAAAAGCAGACCGAAGTCTGCTTTTTCTACTGGGCGTGTAGGATTATGTTGTAACCTTAGTAATCCATGCTGCGATAGGTCGAACAAATGGTA